TGCAGTTCTTGTATCTGATGATAACGCCACTGTTGCGCTAGATGTTTCTGTAACAGCAAACTGTGGAACGCTAGCAGTAGATGGGGCAGACAACACTGCAGATATTACCGAAACGGTATCTCCAGTTGATGTTCCCAAAAATGATACTGACACAACTGCTGTTGCAGTCTCGCCAGGATTGATTGTATCTGCTACGGCATCAATGGTGACAACGTCAGCATATACTGTAGCCTGTGTCGGAAGTGCCGACATCACGCCAAGTGTCAAGGCTGCAGCCAAGACTGTGGCAAGTTTCTTAAATGAATTCATTCTTCTCCTTATTAGTTTATATTAAGTTTAGTTTATCCAAGAAATTCTTAACATCGTTAGGCATTTCCCGATTATCTAATTCTACCATACGTTGCTGTTTCTCCGCAAGTCGTGTTGAAGAACTCCAAGTATGGACATCTATCTCTGTACTACTAGTCTTTTGTGTGTGAGATATTGCTCCAAATACCGCTCCACAAACCGCATCAGCCAAGTCCTTTGATTTTTTGCGAGGATGATCAACCCTATTTCCCTTCATTATTTTTAATTCTGACATTTCTTCTAATAAAATTGGAATCATTGGTATAGCAACACGCTCTTCGTAAATCATCATGGCCAAGTCTTCATAATGCTTTTTAGCAACTGAAACAGTTTCTGTTCTAATTCCAACAGCCTGCAACTCATTTTGAATATCAAAAGACTGCCAACGGTCAAAAGAAACCATGCCAATATTAAATCCTTCTCTACGTAGATTAATAATCCACTGCTTTACCTCAGATAAATTTACTGGACCTTCTGCCCTTGGCTCCCACCATGCAACGGCATCAACAATAACAATGGGGGCTACCTGTTCATAATCTTTAATAACTTGAATATTAACCCACTTGTCCACATGAGCAATGGCAACGGCACACTTGTCATGTTTTTGTGCAAGGTCAGCATGAATGTAATATATTTTTTCTGGATCTGCTTTAAAGGTTGCATCAAATCTTCTAAAAGAGTCTAATGGATTTCTAGTGTTCATACATTTTTCTAGTTTTTCTTTTTGTTTAAAAAATGCATCAGATGCAAAAGTTGGAACACATGCAAAACGCATCATTGCATCACCTAAGTCTGTATAAAATGCTAATTTAAAATCATCTATTTTACGAGTAGGGTTTACTTCCCAAGTAGGTCTTTTAAGTGCTAAAATTTTAGGAACTTTGTATGAAACAATATCGTCTTCTTCCCAACTAATTTCAAATTGATTATTAACATCGTCATGTGGTAGGTCTTCATTCATAATAAAAACGTGTTTCTTTTCTACTGTTTCTTTTTCTGCAATTACCTCATCATATCTTTTAGAAATAAAGTCTCCTTGATACCGTGGAAAAGAAAGTAAAACTACTTTACCAAGATCTGGGAAACGAGAATCTACGGATCCACGAAACGCTTTATAAATGTTTTCTGCAGTTTTACCTTGCTCATTGCCAGTTCCAACTTCAGATGCAAAACCAGAAATCTCATCAAGCACTGCAAGTAATAAGTTTAAACCTTCATGCGACTCTCTTTCTGAGTGACCAGAATAAACTGTAATTGATTTATCAAATTCTATTGAGTCTGCTTTAGCATTATACTTACCAGCAAACCAAGGAGATCTTTCAATCTTTGTTTTAAAGCCTTTAAAGAAAACGTTTTTTGCTTGTTGTGCATTAATAGCAACGTTAATTAAATCTATTGCATCTCCACTTGGTTTTCCGAAATATCTTGCAGGGTCTTTAAGACATAATAACTTATAAACAATATAAGCACAAGCAACAGTAGAGGTAAAATCTTTGCCAGAACCTTTACCCAACTGTAAGATAATTTCATTTTTAGTATATTTATCATAATATCTTGCCCCTTCTACAGAACCATATAGTTCTTGTAAATCTTCTTTTTTATAGATTTGACTCATTGCTTCCACAATGTCATATTGAATTGAGGATAGCGGTGGCTGACCTAAATAATCAGAAGACTCAACAAATGTTTTTGCATCTACTGGCTTTTCTTCAAATTGATTCTCTTTTAATACTTCAAGAAAATCATTGAACATCGTGGACAATTGTAATCACTTCTCCTTCTTTGGCGATCTCAGAAAGACGTTGCATAATTAAGTCACGTATTTCAGGATGTTCTGAAGCAACATCTCTTAAGATTCCAATAAGAACTTCTTGCTTACGCTCAATCTGAACCATCTCTTCTGCAAGTTCTTTATTTTCAAGAAGTCCAGCCTTTTGCAACATTTCAATTCTAGACTTTTCAATATCCATAACTAACTTAATTGCTTGAGTTTTAGCACTAAGATTATTAGTTAAACTTGATTCATCAATAACTTCATAAGCCTTTGTAATTAATTTACTATAGTGTGTGTCTGCTCCAGCAAGTGCTTCTTTTGCACGGGCACGGATAGCATCATTAGCAGATGCCATGACTTTCCATTCATTAATTAACGTAACAACACGGGTACGTGGCATATCTAATTCTTTAGAAATTCTGGTAGGATCTTGACCTTTAAGGTATTCTGTTACAACCTTATTTACTTCATCAAGGTGCTGAATTAAGTCTGTCTCAGTTGACATATTTTCCTTCTAATCTATTGATTTCATCTTTGATATAAAAAATTGCTTTTTCTAAATCTTGTATTGTTTTGGCCTCATCCTTTAATCCTGCTCTCCACAGATATTTAAAAGCATTACCTATATTAAAATTTCGATGTCTTGTAATTTCTATACACTCTACACCGCTTGGGTCAGTTGTATAATGAATCGGATGATTAACTTGATCAACCGTAATATTTAAATTATTACTCATCGCTTTGATTTCCTTAATCCAAATTTTGCAAGGTGTACATAGATTGTTTCTATGCTTACCCCGCACTCTTTAGCAATTTCTTCTGGAGATTTTTTATCCATAAGATACCTCTTACGAAGCCAAACCTCTGACTTATACAGTTTACCACTCATAGTATTATTTGTCAACTCCTATTGCTTTATTCCAATTATTAATAGCCCAGTGGCCGATGCCACAAGCGTCAGCAACGTCATTATCGTTAATAGTTTTATCATAGATGATTTCAATTAACTTCATAGTCCTTTCTTTTCTAAACTGCCGTTCAAATGTTTTATACCAAGAATCTGATTTACCAGGATTTTGTGATCTTATAACCAACTGTTCTTCTTTTGTTAATTTTTTATTACCTAAATAATTTTGCCATGTAATTGGAGAGACCTTACCAAAAGAATTAATACCAGATAAACTAGCAGCACCAAGTAGTGCCCCTTGAACTAGCGCCAAGTCAGCAGCAGTTTTAGGACTATTCATATAAACGGTATGCTCAATAACAATAGCATCTACTGATTTAAAATATTCAAACAAAGCCTTAGATTTTCTACAAGCATCAGCGACTTTGTCATAAATATCATTACCTTCAAATTTTATTTTGCCAATATCTCCAAGGCTTTTATTTACGTAAAAAGCAAAAGCAAGACTATTAGTACTGGCATCAATAGCACAAATATTTTTAGGCTGAATCTCTATGCCCCACTTATTCTTGCTCATAGTCAAAAAATCCTTTTATTTGTTTTAACATCTTGTCAACTTCTTTTTTACTTACATTGCAATTAGAACAAAATCCAGAGTCGTTATATATGGATAACTGTTGTCCACACCCACCAAAACATTTTCTAACTTTGCCAATTCTTTTTTGTCTACGGGTAATGTTATACCTTTCAACAATTTTATCTTTTGTTGCGGCATCTCTACACTTTTCCCCGCAGTAAATTTGATAACTTACGTTGGGGGTAAAAGCATTGTTACACTTTTCACAAAGTTTCACTAAGCCCCTCAAGAGGTTTTATTTTAAGAACCCCTACTTCTGCCTCTGCACAGGCTTTTTGAATAGGGCAACCCTTGCAGATTTTAGAGTTAGACCTATATGTTTTAACTGGAATATCTCTATCTGTCCAAGCCTTACGAACTTGTCTCATCCAGTCAAATGCGTAGTCAATCCATTTGCGGTATTCGTCATTAACTTGCACTGGAAGTGTTAATAGTTCATGATTATTTTTATTTTCATAAATTAAAACACCCTTGTCTTTCTTTAATATTTTCATATACATTAACAACTGCATTAGGTGCCCACCCTTGGGCTTCCTATTTGCTTTCTTATATTCAAATCCATCGTTTGGCATTGTTTTAATTTCACCAACAATAGACTGCCCATTAAAGTCAAGCATGGCATCGCCATAACCAAATATTGGTGGATCATCTGATTTAACTGTAAACTCTAGCGCAGGATGTTTTTGCTTGCCATATTTTCTTTCTGCTGTTTCAAACTCCATAGTTTTATCAAGAATGTCAGCACTAATCATTGCATCTTGAATTCTATCGTGACTTAAGGTACCGCTGTTTCTATTTGCCACACCATAAGGATCTGCATTGTCATAAAATACTGCGCCATCAAATGCAAGATACCAAAAACGAGCACACTCTCCAGAACCCCAAGCCAAGCCAGATGGGGAAAAAGAATACTTCTTAGTAAATTTTGGTTTAATATCAGCAATATATCCGTGTTGAATAGCCTGTACTAAACCTTCAGTATAGTCAATATCTCCATTATGGATTGGTTCGTCTTTCTTAATCATAATCTGTTTTAATAAGTTTTTAGTCATTTTTATCCTTTGTTTTATATAAGTATAGCAGGTTAGCGTATTATGTATTTTAATGCTGATACTAGGTTATTAATTGATTCTGCTGCCGTGAAATATATGTTCTTTTTTGCTCTGTCACTTTTATCTACATTGGCCATCCAAGTTGCTCTGAATGACATTTTTGCTGCTATCGCTTGAAGTCTTACAATTTCCACTGTAGCAACATTAAGTGGAACATCTGGCTTAATGATTAACTTAGCAATCATTGTTAAAGCCATTGTTAACTCTTCATCCTTCATATAGTCAGCAATCTCAGTTAAACCATTGACCATATCTATTGTTGTTCCTGTTGGTTGAACCTGTTCTATCACCTTATTCCCCCTCCGTTAGTTGTTCTAAAAGATCCATCTCAATTATAGCAAGCCTTACCTTTGTGTTACCCTCACCCAAAATAATAATTATTGCAGGGGATTTATCAGTTCCTGACTTAATAGAATCAGTTACAGCCTTAGCCCATACATCTTTATTTAAAGTAAAAGACTTGCTAACCTCTTTAAAGTCAACAACAAAGTTTCTCCATGTCGCATCTCCTTTTTTGTTATTGCGACCTGAGTTCTTGTGTTGTTTTGCACCAATTCTTTTAGACTCGCTTCTTTCACTCATTTATAAAATCCTTTTTCTTTCTTTTAGGCGGTAATAGTCCAACTTTTGATATATGTTTTTTAGAACACATCCAAGTTGCATCTCCAGTTTCTCTCCAATACCTTAAAGATAATACTTCTTCTTGACAGGTTTTGCATGGAAATTTTCCTGGATAAACCGTAAACTCTTTAGACATTACTCAACTTATCTTTTAATTGTTGCTGTAAATCTAGATCTTCCTTTATTCTATTAACTATTCCATCTCTTCCTTGAACTTTGGTTCCATCATCTAATTGATACCAAGCACCAGTTCTATTTAGCAAACCAACAGACTCTGCTGTATCAACAAGATCTCCAATAGCATCAATGCCAATATTATCTCCACGGAAATAAAAATCATATTCGCCTGATTGAAACCCTGGAGATGTTTTAGAAAATTGTAATTCCCAACGAATTTTTCTTCCTATTTTTTCTTCAATTAACTTATCTCCAATTTTTATTTTACCCTTAATTGCTTGATTATCAGACTCTGATGAAAATAATTTAACAATACAGGAAGAATAAAACTTAGTGGCTTGTCCACCAGAAGGTTGCTGACTAGTGTACATAGCGCTAATATTGTTTCTTGATTGAGAAATAAGAACAAGCAGGGTGGGCTTTACTTTGTTATTAGCATAGTTAAGCATTTTCCAAGCATTGCTAAAATCTCTTGACTCTGCACCAATTTGCTTAGTGTTTTCAAGAGCCTTCATTTCATCTGTATCTTTTTCAAAATAAATTGCGGGTAGCATAGAAGTAATAGAATCAACTACAATTAAGTCAACACCAGCATTCATAAGGCCAACACCAACATCTACCATATCGCTGATAGTTCTTGCTTGTGAGTAGATTAATTTAGTTGGATCTACTCCTAACTGCCGTGCCCAATCCTCAGAATAAGACATCTCAGAATCAATCCATGCACAAACCTTGCCTTCTTTTTGTGCTAAAGCAATCATCTGTAAACACATTGATGATTTTGCTGAAGATTTGCTTCCCCAGATTAATACTTGTCTGCCATAGGGTAGTCCTCCGCCTAGTGCACGATTTAATCCAAAACTTGGAGTTGGTTGATACTCAAATGTAATACCCTCTCCTGTACCTAAACGCTTACGTATTCTTGGGTCTAACTGTGACAATACGTCCTCTATACTAACTGACATTTACATCCTCCATTATAACTGTTCCATCTTTAGTTTTACCGAAACTAAACTTATATGCCTTGCCTTCTTCTATATGCATGTATGCTTTTGGAAATGCTGTTGGAAATACCGTAACAGAATGCAAGTCTCTTGAAGTGTCTGCTAAAGTAAGTGAAGCCATTTTTTTACCAGTTTTTGTAATTCTTGGTTTAAATGAAACAACAAACATTTCTTCCTCTGTATAAGGTAATTGCTTATAACTTAAAAATCTTACAAGCGCATTTGAAGATCCTTTTATTTCATCAACAGGAACTGCAGAAACAATCCTATTGTCATTAGCAAGAACCAAGTAAGTACGACCCGTCTCAATAGTTGTTGCTTCATCATCAAATATGCCAACAGACCCAGTCTTGTCCAAAATTTCAACTCTTGACCATCCTTTTCCTCGTTTGATTGCTTTAGCCATTCCCAATAAAATAAAAGAACCTTTTTCTTCAAAGTCACAAACCTCTTGAATAAATGCATAATAGTGTGAAGGTATTGAAATATTAAACTCTGGAAGGTTTAAATACTCATAAATGTTTTCTTTAATCTCTGTATCATTTCTAGGATTATCTGAAAAGGTTGCTGCACCTACTAAGCGCATTGCTGCTAAAGCACGACTATTTACTCCATTACCTTTTGTAAAGGTAAACTCTTCAAGTTCTTTATATGTTTTAAAAGGTCTTGCTGCCATGTATTTGTTTGCAATATTGTTAGATATATACTTAATGCTGGTTAGTCCAAACCTTATTCCCTTACCCTCAATTTTAAAATCTAGGTCAGAGTCATTGATATGTGGAAGTTTAATTGATATGCCCATGCGCTTTGCTTCAATTAAATACTCTGTACGCCCATCTTTATCTTTCTCATTTTTGAGAAGGGCAAACATAAACTCAAGTGGATAATAATACTTTAGCCACGCCGTCCAATACGAGAGCGTAGAATAAGCAACCGCATGAGACTTGTTGAACGAGTATCCCGCATGCGCTTCAAAGTCATGCCATAAATCACGAGCCTGATTGGGAGCAATATAGGTAGAAGCACCAGTAATAAACCGTTCTTTATAAATATCGAACTCTTTGGCATCTTTCTTTTTTCCAATGATTTTTCTAACTTTATCTGCTTCAGACATGGACATCTGTCCAAGGTGTACGCATGCTTGCATAACCTGCTCTTGGTAAAGAATGCAACCATATGTGTCCTCCGTATAAGGTTTTAAGATCTGATGTAAATATGATACAGCCTGTTTACCATGTTTACGAGCAACATAGTCTTTACCAATAGTATTCATTGCTCCTGGACGAACAAGAGCATTTGATGCTGCAAGTTCATTAAAGTTTTTTACACCCATCTTAACTAAAAGGTTTGTATATGGTGTTGCTTCACATTGAAATACGCCTTTTGTATACCCGTCTGAAAGCATCTCATATACTTTTGGATCTGCTAAATCTAAAGATAATAAATCTATTTCTTTATAGTGATTTTCTTTTATCATTGCAATTGCATCTTGAATAACACTTAATGTTTTTAAACCAAGCGCATCAATTTTAATAAGACCAATTTTTTCAGCCTCTTCCATGTCAACGCCAACCACAGGTATGCGATCATCGGATCCAGGAGAAGAGCGAGTTTCCAACGGCGCAAACCTAAAGATTGGATCCTTACTAGTAACCACACCAGCAGCATGAATGCCAGTACCTCTAATACGACCTCGTAGTTGTTCCCCATAAATTTCTACCTCTGGATATTTCTCTCTAAACCATTCTGTGGTTTTTGATCTACAAAACTCATCCCAAGTATCAACTAACTTTAAAACCTTGTTGACATCTGTTAATGGAATATCTAATACTCTTGCAACATCTCTTACAACACCCTTATCTTTAAATTCCAAAAAGGTTGCAATAGAAGCAACGTGTCTATACTGTCTAACTAAATAATCTTTTACTTCATCACGACGTGTATCCTGAATATCTGTATCAATGTCAGGAAAGTCATTACGCTCTGGATTAATAAAACGGAAAAACAACAAGCCGTGCTCTATTGGATCAATTGTTGTAATACCAAGTAAATAACAAACTAAAGAACCAGCAGATGATCCACGACCTGGACCAACAAGAATTCCTTCTTTCTTAGCCCAATTAATCATATTGCTTACTACAAGAAAGTATGGTGCAAATTTTTTATTACGAATAATTTCTAACTCTTCGTCAAGCCTTTGTTCATAAATATCATTACCAAGCCAGTTGTCGGTAAGCCGATATTGTTCAAGTCCTGCAAATGCTAAATTTGCTAACTCTTGATCTGGATTTTTATATTGAACTGGAAGAAGGTTTAAGCCATCCTGAATGTTATAGTCTTCTATTGTATCTGCTAATAGTAATGTGTTTGAGTATATGTCTTCTCTATCAATACCTTGTTTTTGCATGTCTGCTTTAATTTCTTCATAAGACATTAAATGAATATTAAACTTATTAAATGTTATGTTACGATCAGCCCCGTAAAGATAATCAAGTCTTTCCATCATATCTTTTTTCTTTTTAGATTTTTCGTATGATGCTTCTTTATCAATTTTTGCATGTGTGTTTAAAAGTAATTTGAATTCCTGTATCTCTCTTTGAGACGTATCTGAGTGATGACAATCTGGAGTTACAACAGCCTTTATGTCAAACTCGTCTGCAAGTTCAAGCAAATATTTATTTATTTCAGGAGTGTTATGTGGCATTACCTCAATATAGTAATCGCTACCAAAATTATCCTTAAACCATTTTATATGTTTTTTAGCAAGGGCAAACTCTTGTTCCTCTAATGCCTTAACTAAAACACTACTTGGACAAGCAGAGGTTACAATAATGCCTTCTTTATATTTTTGTAGTATTGCAAAGTCAAACCTTGGTTTCTTAAAAAATCCATCTGTCCATGCAATTTCACTAATCTTGTTAAGATTTTCTAAACCTTTTTGGTTCTTGGCTAGAAGGATAATGTGATTATATACAAGATCTTGTTGACCTTCTCTTTCAGACTTATCTCTTTTATCAGATATGTCTGCACACATGTATCCTTCTAAACCAAGGATAGGCTTTACATTATTTGCTTTTGCAATACGGTGCAGTTCCCTATGCCCAGATAAAGTACCGTGGTCGGTGATAGCAATTGCTGGCATCCCCAACTCAACTGCACGGTTCACATATTCTTCTGGAGTAGCAACACCATCGAATAACGAGTAGTGTGTATGTAAATGTAAGCCTACGTAATTCATCTTACCAATCTACGTTGGTTGCAGATGAAGTTGTTGGACCGTCAAAGCCTAAATAAAATGCTTCTTGTTCAGCATAAGGAATTTTCTTTAATGCTAACTCAAGTGCATAAGGCTTGTGTGCTGACCAGTCAAATGGCTCTGTGTCTGGTGCACTTGGAATAGTTGTGTAACTTGTTTCAGTTCCCTGACCGTTACGCTTTACTTTCCAAACTAAGTTTGAGATACTGCCAGTTTCTAAGGCATACTCACGAATTGTATTAAATGCTGATTGCTTGCTAACACCCATTGACCAAATAGCCACATAAGGTGCTTCAATGCCATCGTCTACTAGAACGTTGCAATAGAATCTAAGACGTGCTCTCCAGCCAGCCTTTGGATCTTTTCTGTGCATTTCTTCTGCCCAGTCACGACCTTCTGATTCCATTGTATCTACAGCCTTGCGCTTGTAGTCTTTTGGATTTGTGTGTTCTTTCACAACAAGAGCAAGACCACGCTCTGCATTATAGTTTGCAGAATCTTCGTCTAACTCTTCAATGAAACGGATTTTTACTGATTGACCATCGGCAAGTTTAAGCCATCTTACCTTTGGTGAGTTTTCATCATACTTTGGTTTGTCGAGCAGGGCATTTATATTTTTGAGTCCCTTTACTACGCTCATATTTTTCTCCTTCGATTTGTTATTTTAGTTTAACATAGATGATATAGATTTGTCAAATTGAAACTCAAGGCTTCTAATTGCATCATCATCCATATCTCCTATATCTTTATATTTTTTATCTATATTTACTACGCTGACTAATGAGCCAAGTTTTTCAATTAACTTATCTCTCATTATTGCGCCAGCCTCGTCATTGTCTGCAACAAGTACAACATTATTGAAGTACTTTTCTAACAATTTAATCTGCGATGCAGATACGTTAGCACCCAACGTTGCAACTGCTGGGAATCCTACTTGGTCTAGCCTTATAGCATCAAAAGATGATTCAACTACATATACTAAACTAGATGCTTTAATTCTGTGTAAATTAAACAATAGTTTACCCTTTGGAAGTCCTGGAGTGTTTTTAAACTCTTTACCTTCAATAGATCTGCCAACAAAGCCAAGAGTCATCCCATCTGGAGAATGAACTGGTATAGTAACCATGTCTTGCTTTTCTGAATATCCTAAAGCAAATTTTCTTATTGATTCTTCAGTTATAAGCCTACTAGAATAATATCGCATTGCTCTTGGAGATTCTAGGGCTTGATTGTTTAATCTTTTAATTAATACTTCATCATATTGAACAAAATCTGGTGGAGCATACATTGCTTTGTTAATTACACTCTCAATGTTTGTTTCTGTTTGCTTACTTTTTATGTACCGTGCTGCTTCAAAATAAGTTCTACCAGTCACAAACATAACAAATTCTTCAAGATTTTTTGTGGTTTGACAACCAAAGCAAAAGAACAAACCGCTATCCTTTGCAACTTCTGCAGCAGGGGTTCTTGTGTTATTGTGATATGGACAATAAATAATAAAGTCATTACCAAACTCTGCCTCTATGTCAATGCCAGCGCCACCAAGAACTCTTTGTATTTGTTCCTTACTATAAAGATTACTTGGCATCTTCGTAATCCTTGTATCTATAGTAACCCTTGTCGAAATCTACCTGTACTAAAAAGTCTCCCATAAAACCATTTCTATTTTTTCTAAATACGCACTCAATAATATCACTATTAGTTGCACGACCAAGAGCCATTACCCAGTCAGCATCATAGGCAATCTGTCTAGACCATGCAGTTTGTCCAAGAGTAGGAGCACTGCTTAAATCTTTTACATCATCAGGGGTAGCAGATGAGATAGCGATAATAGGAACTTCTTCACTAATAGCCATAAGTTTAAGTTCTCTTGAAAGGTTCTTCATACGTACCGTCTCATTTTCAGACTTTTGGTTTGGAGACATAAGTTGCAAGTAGTCAACAATAACAAAGTCTGGTTTGTATTGATCAATCTTTCCACGAACTACAGATGGGTTTACCTCTCCACCATTATCGTTTGAGATAATATGAAACTCTGGCTTGCCTGCTATTTTGTTAGCATGCCAACTTTTTAGCATATCAAGTTCTACTTCACCATTACTTAGTTTACGATGAGACCAAAGACCTTCACCCATAATTGCAAATACACGATTACGAACTTCTGTCTCAGACATTTCAAGGGATATGACTAATGGAGACTTGCCCTGCTTCCATGCCTGAACTGCAAAATAAAGAGCAAGCCAAGATTTACCAATTCCTGGATAGGCTAAAAATACACCAAGTTGTCCTGGCATAATTCCAGAAGGAAGATAATTATCAAATCCTGGTAAACCTGTTTTAATTCCAATTTGACCAGTTAGTTTTTGTTCCTGAATCTTTTCAAAATATGCGACGGCAGAATCAAGATCTGTAGCATCAATATCACGTATAGCAGAAGTGTTTTTCTTTAACTCAGATGTTTTTGTAATCAGTCCATTTAGTGCCTCTGTGCCATTGCCAACCTGCACTTCACCTGCTGCAGATCTTAGGATGTCCTTAAGGCTATCATTCAAATACTCTGTCTGTAACTCTTCAAGATGATGTTTAGTAGCGCCAATACCATCTACTGGTTGAAAGTCTCTAAACTTTTCTACAACTAAAGAGGTTGGTGGAATAGATCCATTATTATCAAAATATAAACGAATAAAATTCCATACATCGTTATGAGTTCTAAGAAGGTTTTCTACATTAGCCTGCAACAATACGTGCATCTGTTTATCTTGTAATAATGCTGAAATAACTTTTGCTTCTGTATTATTCACTCAGCCACCTTCTTGCTAATTTCCTGCGCTCTGTTCTTTCTTTAATATCTTGCTCTACATCTAGTTTACCATTAAGAATTTTTTCTGCGTTATAAGCAAAATAATTCCAACTTGGTTCTTGTGCAATACTAAAATAATACTCAATTAGGTCATAGCAACCAACAACACCATAAGACTCTATAAGAGAGTCGGCTGCCCACTGCTCTACATTTAAATTTAAAGATGGCTTATGCTCGTATCTTGCTGTATGCAATTTACTATACCTACTAAGCAAAGCCATACGGTCTTTGCGTTCAGCCATTAGTTAGTGTTATCAGCCTCTGATTGTGCTTCTTGAATCTTTTCTGTTAGTTTATCTTCAACAAACTTATAGACTCTATCAAAAGCCTGTTCTGTATTTTCACCATCACGCTTAGAATCAACAACTCCAAGATCAAGTCTTAATGATTGAAAATTGCCTAAATTAAGAGTATATCCAAGTGTTACTGATACTTTTGTATTTTCGTTTTCCATTACCCCACCTATTCTTGAATTTAAATGTTCTCAGACCAAACAGGAATATACCTTCCATCTTCAGTCTTCGTATATGTAAGTATACCGTCACCCATTCGTCGTGTCAACTCTTGGCTTGTGGGAATACTATTATTTGTTATTAATCCGTCTCTTCTGGGTTGCCCCATATGTCTAGATCCCAGTATAGCACGAATATCCCTTATGTGATCTTCTGAATAATAAGATCTTATTTGCCAACCTCTTTGACCATTTAATTTTGCACCAATTGGTGGTGGGATAATTCCAGTTTTAATTAATGTTGGCATATATTTTCTATGACGATTAACTAACCTAGCAGTCTCAGCAACAGTGTATGCTCTTTGTCTGTTCCGTCTAAAATCTGTACGAAGACAAGTTTCAAGTCTATCTTTAGTAATATTATAAAACGTAACCATTCCAGTAGAACGAGAACTATGGTAAAGTCTTACTAGATCTCCATTTAAAAACCAAAGTTTTTTACTACCCTTAATTACAGGGTCGTTATTGTATTGTTGGCTCTGGATTTTTCCTTTTGCAGTATCCATCTACCTTGCCCACTTTCTGACGGAGGATGAAAAAATACACGATATCCACATGATATACAAAATGTTTCTAAATGATCTATGCTGCTGTATTGTCTATCAACAAACATACGACCCTTACATTTTTTACAAAAAATCATACCCCACCTTTAATTTTAATTAGGAATACCAATAATTACTAAGTGAACGGCTAGTGATAAATCACCAGAAGCACCAAACCGAACAACTCCTTCTACCTTAGAGGTTGTTACTGTTTTTAATATAACGCTTACGTTTTGTCCAGCAGGAGTGTTTCCAATGTTTACTGGAGTCGCTGTGACAATTGGTGAATACTTAAAGTCACTAGGAAAGTCGTATGAGAATGTTTTATCAGATGCTGCAGTAACCGTAGAGTTATTTGCTACTTCTACATACCCGCCAATTATTCTTGTTTCAGAGGTTTTTACACTCTGCTTTCCAGCACTAACAGTATCAATTGTTGCATAGTTGTATGTTGCTGAAGATACTTCAGTAGATAATTGGTTTAATGTATCCACTAGTTTGTAAATATAGGGTACATCTAGAGGTTGCCCTCTTTCTGGTAACGGTACTTTTGCCATTTATTCCTCCTGTTTAATTATACCAAAGACTCTACGCCAGAGTCGAAGATAACTAGTCCTGCATTTACTTCTTTTACAGATGACGCTATCTGTATTTTTACATGAACGGATGTGGTACCTGTATTTAAAAATGAATACATGTGGGTTGCGCTAGTTCCATGATATAAGAAAGATCCAGAATCGAACTTGACAAATATGTGATATGCTGGCCTATTTAACTCATCTCCCCATACCGCAGTAATAATTGTTTCTGTAATTGATAACGCACCGTTTACGGCTTCAACTGGAATTGGATTTGTAATAAAAGTTGGAGACCAGTGAGATGTTCTGTTTTTATCCTCAGAAATGATTCTATATCTTACGACATATCCTGCACTTTCAGAATCAACTGGTGGTAAAGATTCTTTTAAAATAATTGCTTTTTTTACAGCCATTAGGTTACGCCAATTGAAAATCTAAATTCGACATAGTTGCTAGTGTTAGGAGACTTAACAATTGTTTCGGCAGCATCATTTTTAATAATTGAATATCCAGTTAGTCCATAAAGTGGGTTAACTGTTGCTACGTTTTCTAGTCTTATTGCGTCTAATGCTACATAATAATCTTGTGAAGGGTTACCAGCATCAATTACACATGCATAAATTTTGACAACAGTAACTGCATCCCAAGTAAAGTTTGCACTTGTGTATAGTTCTTGTAATTGTTTTGAAACTACAAAGTATCTATTTGTTTCAAAATCTGCAACAGAGTTTTCTAAGTTTCCAGAACTGCCATGATTTATTTCTATTTCAAACCTTGCAAACTCTCCACTCAAGGTATCGGTTTCTGCAAAGTCTACAAGAATTCTAACTGTTTCTGGAATTGCAGAAGAGTCTCCATTTTTACTTATTAAAGAAAATGCTAATCTTAATTCATCAATAGGTGAGTTTCTTGTAAAGTCAACATTTGCTCCAGTTAAGTGAATATGATTTGATCCTTCTTCAACAACAAAGTGATCAAAGGTTGGACCGCTTTCTGAACTAACAGTTAAATCTGCATCATCACCTTGAATTAAAATAACATTATTTAAAAATCTGCATCTTTCATATCTGTTTCCACGAGAGGTTTTAAAAAATATAGCGTTGTCTGCATTTGTCTGAAAAACTGAATCTGCCACTGCAATAACGTTGTCATCTTCTGGATCATCTAATGGTGCGGTAACGGTATTAATTGCAGTTGCTGCAGAAGCCGTATGGTGTTGCCAATTTTCTCCAGTGGTAAAAGCAAAGACTGTTTTGCTATCATAGGCTCCAGCAGAGGGATTTGATCCTGCAGAGTATAATCCTACTTCTGATATTTCATATCTTTCTTCTGTTGGTAGTTCTGCGGTTAAAACAATTTTATTTATACCGCCCTCACTTACAAACCCTCTAGATGAAATTGGAACACGAAACATTTCAAAATCAAGGTTTTCTTTTGTTGCAAAGTTATCTGCTACATCGCCAGTTTCTAAAGGGGTAGGACCACAGCCAACAGCCAAAAATGAAGCATAGGCAGGGGCTTGACCAAGCATATACTTACCAATAATAGTCTTACCAGTGTTAGTTATCAAG